TATAAGTTTTCTTCCTGTCGATGCCCAAGTAAATGTTCTATTATCATTTGAAAGAGTTACAATATTATTTTCTACAGCTTTTATACCTGTATTTCTAATATTTATATTTTCATCATTTGCTAATTCTAAGAACAATACTGGATTAGTCTTAGCAAATAATAATAAATCTCTTTTAAGCTCCTTAGAAGTCATCGTAGATACCTTATCACCCAGTTCTGACCTTAATATTGCTTCAGCATGATCTACATCTATTTGTTTTGCTGCATTTAATGCTTCGATTTCTAGTTCAAGCACACTTAAATCGTCTTCAGCTATTTTTACAGGATTGTGTTCTGCAAATTTTCTGCCGTTATCAGGATGCATAGAAAGAAATTTTTGTAATGTTTGTTTTTCTTTTGGAACATAAAGCTTGCCGTCTTTAAAAGATATATGTTGCATTCTTTGAACTCCTTTCATTTCATCTACAAATATTGTTTTTTGATTTTCACAATATTTAATTTCTCTTTCGTATCCTTTTTCTTCATCAAACCATAATATGCCTCTGCTTTTTAATATATAAACAATAGGCGTTTCATTTATAGTTAATTCGTATAATTTGTCTTTAATTTCCCATTTAGGTTGTTTAACCGTAATAGGTTTTTGTTTTGTTTTTGTCATGATATAATATAATAAAAATGTTAAAATAAAAGGTGCTGGGTGCCGAAGCACCCGTTACCTTTAATAAATATTAAGAATCGAATCTTATAAAGTTGTTAGCAGCTTGTACTACTAAACATCTTTCTGATAAATAATGAACCTCCATTTTATCAACTCCAGAAGCGGTAGCACCACCTACTGAACCAGTAATCCAAGTTTTCATTTTTCTATCATCAGCTTCAGAAGATCTGTATCTTACGTGTAAGAATGGTCTTTTCACATTAGAACCAAGATTTTGATCATACACAGAAGATGTACCTGCTGGTACTAATACTCCTTGTAAACCTCCAACTAATCCTCTTGTTGACTTGTTATTTAAATATTTCCAGTCAGTTTTATAGAAGTCATAAGAACCTCTTCTAAAACCAGAAAAACCTAAATTAAGCGCCATATCTTGTGAATTGTTAAATACACCAAAAGATGTTCCGCCGCTAAAGTTAGCATTTATACCGCCTAACATATCATCAATACCTAAATTTGCAGATCTATTTAAGAATAACATATTTTCTTCAATAGCACCTTGCTCATCTAAAGTAGCTAATAATGTGTCAAAGCTAGCTAATACTGGGTCAGAACCATCATCAAATACACCAGTACCGATAATACCTCTAGAACCAATAGCCGCTAAAAGACCTTCAGATCCGCCTGGTGCGTTTGTCACACCAGAAAATACTGAACCTCCAGCATTTTTTTCAGCTTCAACCATAGACATTTCTAAATAGTCTTCAAATCTTTTAGAAGTATCTCCTTGAGATTTTAAATACCATAAATATCCTGATTGTCCACTTTCACCAGAAACTTCAACCCAACCAATTTGAGAAGCGTCAGAACCGCTAATTTCAAAATGATCTTTAAGAATCATAGGGTTGTTGCTTAGTGATAAAAAGTTTGCTTCAATAGACTCGCCCATTGGATCAGTTCCTTTTTTAAATTCAGAACCGTAAACAAAAAACTTTATAACCTGATTGTCTGTAGTTGCGATACCAGAAATATCATCAACATGCTCTACACTATAAGGTCTAATTGTTAGCTGAGAAGTTGAAGCTTCTGCGCCAGCTGTAACTAGAGCTTTAAATACTATAGAGTTAACAACTGCTACTACCGTTGCACCTTTTCTTACCGCGTGAGCTTCAGTTGAACCTGAATCAATACCAGTAATTGTATCTACAACACCTGTAACAGGGTTAATTTGTCCATTATATGCTAAATGCAATCTACCTTGCTCAGACCAAATAACTTGATCAGAAGCCATAGGCATTTCAGCACCTAACATTTGAATGAATCCAGAAATAGATCTGTCTCCATACTTTTCTACCTCAGCTTCATAAAGCTCAGGAAGATATTGTTGTGCCCAACCATTATTTCTTATATCTAAATAAGAGCCAATAGTTGTCATTTTTGAAGCAGAAGGAGTGACTAAACCGCCAGTTCCTACTGCGAAATCTGTTGCTGCCATTTTTAATTTTTAAATGATTAATAATTTTTTAACTTAATTTTTAGCCCTGAATTATTATCACCCGAAATAGCTTTTACTTTTAATCCCCCGGTTTCAACATAACCGTCTGCAGTTTTTCTAGGATTCATATTAATGTTCTTAGCTTCTGCAGCCATTTGCTTAATAGCATCTGCTTTACCTTGTTCATAAAAATGGTTTGCTATTCCATCTGGATTAGAAGCAGCAAATAAAGACTTATGGTAACCTTGTGCGTCAGTAAGCATTTTATCTTCACTGACATATTTATTAAAAACTTTTAATAAATCACTTTGAGTTTCCTGTACTTTATTAACATCTTTAACGTTGAACCTGTATTTTTTGTCGCCAACATTGAAATTAAAACCTTTAAAATCTTTATTGAAAACTTTACTAGTTTCTTGTTGAAAATGTTTTGTTTGCTTCTGCAATAATTCATCAGCTGATTTTTGCTCTTCAGTGTATCTATTGAAAAATTCTATCGCTTTTTGCTGCTCAGGAGCTAACTTAGAACCCAACTTGACTTCTTTGTAATATTTATCCTTAAGACCTGTCAAAAAGTTTTTAGCATTTGCGACTTCTTCTTTAAGAGCTAATTTTTTTCTTTTTACATCTTTATCACTATTTGATTCTTCATCTATAGAAAATTTATCTTCCATTAAAAATTGAATTTCATCGTAACTAAGATGTGGTTTTGTTTGTTTGTAATATTCTACTAACAATGTATTTTCATCTACGTTTTTATAATCTGTATTTAATCTAACGTAATCTGCCAGTGTTCCCCCTGTTTCATTCATAAACTTAACTAAGTCTATTATATTTTCAGGATAATCTACAACTGGGTCTTGTGTTTTTTCTTCCGATAATACTTCTTTTTGTTCCGGTGCGGTGTCGGCAACTTCATTGCTTCCATCCATTCCCTTCTCGTTAGCTGTATCTGTTTCATTTTCTATTACTTCTTCTATTATCGGTGTTTCTATTTCTTCCTTTTTTTCTTCTTTTCCGGAAGGTTCTTTAGTTTTTTCTTCGACGTTTTCTTTTTGAATTTCTTCGCTAGTTTTGGATTCGTCGCGTACAGGAATCTCATCTGCGCTTTGCTCTGGAACGGCATCTGTTTTTTCTTTATTTAGTTCGTTTAAATTTACTTTATACACTCCAGATTCTTCATCAAAATTTGATTTCTTCTGTACTTCTTGTTCTTTTTCTTGAATAGACTTTTCTTCAGCGTCTAATACTTTTGCTTTAATTTCTGCCATAATAAAATATTATATAATTGTTTAAAAATTTATCTTGGATCAAATTGTTCTAATCCAAATCCACCAAGGTTATCAAAACCTGCAGATTCAAAATCTTTTGGTGGGGTACCAGATTTTCTCTGGTCAATCAATTCACTTTGTTGAGTTGCTTGTATTTTTGTTCTTTCGTCTTTACGATCTTCTTTATACTTTTCTTTATTTTTAATCACGTCGGATTCAGCTTGTTTAAGCTGCATGTTCAATTGAAATTCAAATTCCATCAATTCTTTTTTAATTGCCGCTTCTCTTTCAAGCTTTGCAATATCAAATTGACTTTGCGCTTGTGCTATTTGTACTTTACTTTCAGCAATACCCTGCTGCTTTTGTATATCCGCCGCGGCTGCTGCTTGTGCTGCTTGTGCATTAGATTGTGATTGAGCTTGAATATTTTCTAATTGTATTTGTCTGTCTCTTTGAAATTTCTTTTTTCTTTTTATTTTTAAAACTTGATTAGCTAGTTTTATATTTTTTATTTCTCTTACATCTATAGCATCTTCAATTTCTATTTGTTTTTGGCTAATAGCCATTTGAATATTATTTTCAAGCAATTGTTTTTCTTCTTCATCAGGGGATAATTCTAAAAATATGCCAAAATCATGTATATGCAAATCTTTTATTTCTTTTAAATTAGCAACATTAATTTTTCCTAATGACTGTAAAAATTGTTGATTTGTGTTAGAATATTCTAAAACATCAGCTATCCTTAATGAAACAGCTTCAGCGGTTTTTAATGTTACAAATAATCCGCTTTGTAATATATGCCTAGTTGCTGTATTGCTATTAGCTGCTGCTAATTTTTGTAAACCAACTAAAGCATTTTTATCTGGTGTACTGCCGTCTCTTGCTTCATTTAACCCAGTAACATCTCTCATCATTTGTAAATAATAATTATAACTACTAATTAAACTAGATATTTTATTATTACCTCCAGATGATCTTAGTTCTTGAATAGGAACTCTACCGTTATTAAATTCACCATCTTGTGTCATTGATCTACCAATAACAGAACCAGTTTGGAAATACATATTTAACGCTTCTTGTGGATTGTAGTTTGTTCCATTACCTAAGTCCACTTCAGCAATGCCGTCCGCATCTAAAAATACCCCGTCAGGAACCATACGAGACAACACTTGTTGTAATTTAAGATGCGTTATTTGAATCATATCTGCAAATGATGTCATTCTGCTAACTAATGATTCAGGCTTTCCTTTATAAATTCTAGGTGCTACAATATTATAACTCATCTGAACTTTTGTAATATCAGATTTTGGTCTTGTCATATTTATAGCTTTTTGCCATTTTAATATTTTTTCAAGACCTACTATTTTTGCACCTTCATATAAACATTCAATTGATCTATTTACTCTTTCAAATCTAGACCTAGAGTCTTTAGGAGGGTTAAAAGTATCATCTTTTTGTAATGCTTTATCTGCCCCTGTTGACGTTTCTTTTATTTTATAAACTTGATTTTGAAAAGTTTTATATTCAAAATATAATACATATACATAATTTCTATCCTGGCTTTCTGCGGTATAAGATTTATTATACAATTTAGTATTCCCTGAACCATAGCCTTCAATATCTTTTATATCTTCATCTGTTAACTCTGGAAATTGTTTTTTAAGTTCAACAATGGAAACTCTCCTTACTTCTCCTACATAATAAATATCATCAAAATAAGGTGATTCAGTATAAGAATAAACTAAATCAGAAGGGTCTACATATTCAAGCTTTATTCCTTCTGCTGTATTAAAACTATTTTTAACACAACCCATACCTAAAACAGTTATATCATAATCAAGCCTTTTCTTTAATAAATGATATTTATTTAATTCAAAAACATTATTTATAGCTTCTTCTTGTGCAATTTCAATGGATTGTTTATAATTTAACTGCATGTGTACCTGAAGCTCCTCGTTATTTTCTGGTAGCTCAGCAGGATCAGTATTAAAAGTATTAATTCCTAAATTTTTTTCTAAATCATCTTTATATTTATATGAATACATATCTATTAAAAGCTTCTTCATATAATTTGTTCTAACTTTTGTTGATGATGGGTCAACGGAAAATGCTTTTAAATCATAAGCTCTTTCTGCAATACCGTTAACAACTATATCTACAAACTTAGGTATAATTGGTACTGGCTTCCAATCTAAATTTAAATATGATAAATCACCATTAATAGATAATTCATCTTTATATTTTTGTATGCTTTGTTCGCCTCTTGCATATAGTCTTAATCTATGAAAGTTATCTCTATTTGCAAAGTAACGTGTACTTCCTGAATCTTTTTTAAACCATTCTGATTCTATAGCTTTAGCAACTTCTAACCCATATTTAGGATTTGCCTTCTCAATGTCGCTTATAGCTTGACTTGGGAAAATACCTTTTGTAAGTACTTTTGCCATTTATTGTATTATTTTTGAAAAATTTCCTTTATTATTATATTTAGCAAAACTAAAATTTACTTTACTAGCTAATTTATTATTTGGTTTTGGTGCGTATAAATTTTTATTACATGCCATAACTGCTAATCCTGAACTAATCGCGGCATCAAACTTTGTTCTTTTATTTATATCAAATTTAGCCCAATCATTTAATGTTTCATTAAAATATAAATCTCCGTGTGTATCGTCTGCTTTTATACCTACGTAAGAATTTATATAACTTTCAATTGCAGCAGCATGAGCTTGTCTTATATCTTCACTTGAGTTTGGTATACCACCTATTTCTTTTTCTGCAGCTGATAATTTGTTCCAAACTTTATCAGGTCTATTCATTGAATAACCTCTATATCCTCTTCTTTTTAAATAATATAATAATCTAGGTTTATTATTTTCTGCAAGAAGTGGCATACCATAAAAATGTAATGCCATCAATATATCTTCAAAAAATATTTCTGCTGTTTGTGGTCTAGCTATATATTCTAAAAAAAATCTATTTGCAGGAACTTCTTCCATACTAAATTTTGTAAGACCGTGTAATGAACCTTTAGATCCCTTGCCGTCGGTAGTTCCGGATATATCATAGCTATCGCAACCAAATGCGCCAATATGTTCATTTCCTGGATATTTAATTCCATTTTTTATTATTACTCTATTTTGTAAATTTTTATTTGGTATCCAACTAATATTAAATCTTCCGTTTGGATTTGGTATAAACTCTACAGCAGTATCTTTAATACCATTTTTCCATTGAAAGCTACCTTTAGTAATAAGTGCTTCATATTTAACACCTTCATTAAAATCAATTTGTTCGTATATTTTAGCTAAATTAAATATACTATTTTTAGTTTCATCTCTAAAAGCGTGTTCTTCTGTTCGCGGAAACTGTCTGTAAAATTCATTTAATCCGTCTTGATCGCCTTTTAAACCGGCAACTTCATTTTCCCAATGTTCAATAACTCCAATGTCGATAACTGATCCATGTACGTCTGTAACTTCTTTTTCCGGTGTGTTGAATACAGGTAGTCCATAAGAATCAATGAATCCCTCGAAGTTCCATTCCATAGGTATAAACAAACTATATAATCCCGAGCGAGTCTGTCCATTGCGATTTCGTTTTGTAACGTTTGAATCGTTATATAATTTTTTAAAGTTTTCTCCACCTTTATCTAATGAATTACTTGTTGAGCCCATCATACATTTACCTATGACTCTTGATCCTAATCTTAATGTAGTTTTAGTAACTCTCCAGTTGTTTAATATATTTTCCGGTCTTTCCCATTTACCAGCTTCATCATGAACTAACAAATTTAGTTTCTCCCCGTCGTACGAGTTGTCACCGGTGTTTTTCCAGTCGATCGTGGTATCGAGCCCTGAGAGCTCCTCGGCCCTTTGCTTAGAGAATAATTTTTTTCTCGTAAACTTTGATGCGGGTACACGATAAGCCAATTCGGTTTTGGGACGGTCCATACCGTCTTGTATCGGTTTGAAAAAGAACGGATAATTGACTGATATTGGTACGACTTTATCTGTGAACATTTTCTTAGCGTCGGCCCCAGATTTGGACAATATACCGTACCGTGAATCTGATGAAATTGTGGCGAGGTTAATAGTTTCGGACGAAGCCATAAATGAAAAGCCGGATCGTCTATTTTTAAGATAGCACATTCCATAACTTCGTTTATCTGCTTTGCAAGCTTCCCAGAATATGAAGAATAATCTGTTTGCTTCTCTAAACTCTGGCCGGCCAACATCAATCTTGGTCCACTGCAAGTACATGTAATGAGTACCAGTAATGTAAGTATCAACACCTTTATTACTGAACCAATAACCTTGTTCTCTTTTAGTAAACTCTTCATCAATATAGTCATACCATTTATTTTGAAAATCAATTGGTAAATCTTTCCAATCAAATATACTTTTAATTCTATTTAATTCTTTAGGATACTCTTTAGCTTCCCATTTATTATTACCTTTAAAAACACTCTTAGCTTTTGGTAAAGCTATTTTTAAATTTTGAATTTCATATATTTCACCAATCTCACCTGTTTTAGATATAACAATAATGTCGTTTTCTTTATTATATCCGTATTCCCACTTTTTAGATTTGTTTAATCTTTTTATCGTATTTATTTTTATAGGTTCAATAACCTTATATAAATTTTGTTGATACATTATTTAGATCTTTTTTCTGCAAAACCTTTAAATACATTTTCTTTTTTTTCTAAAGGTTTATTTTCTAATAATGATTTTTCTTCTTCAATACGATTTAATATTTCAAATGCATCAAATATTGCTAGCTTTTTTGTAGCAGCTGCGTTTTTTAATCTATCAGCAGAAACATCATCTTCTGTTTCAACAATAGGCTCTTTAGCAACTTTAATAAGTTCTTTAACAGCTCTATGTCCAGCTTGGATTATATTCTTCTTCGTGTCCTTGACGTTCATATTTAATAGTTATAAAATTACTTAATACTCTATATAATCTTTCACCATCAATAATAAATTCATATTTACTAGCTGGTGCAAAACCAACTAAATCGCCTTTTTTAATATCATTAAATTCGTTATTAACATATTTTACAATGCCTTTAAACGGGACTTCTTTGTCATTTGATAATATATTATTAGATACAATTGGTTTTATAAAGCAATAATCTTTTAGTGCATGCCATTGATTATTTCTTTTATATAAAAATATTTGATCAGCATTTACAAAATATTTATTTTCTTTGTAATAGCTTCTGCTATTTTTTTCTTTGCCGTGTTGATTATACCATCTTCTAAAAACATTATGATGAACAATAATTTCATCACCTATTTTTATTTTAGTATTTTCTAACTTAGGCAATGCTGTCACTATTCCGGTACGACTAGTATATCGATGATCAGATATTTCTGTATTTAACAGTAATTCTGAATCATCAATATATTTTTTATTGTCGTAACGTTCGTTTTTTGGCTTTACTATAAAGTCAAATAAACTTTGCATTAATATTCTAAATTATATTCAACGGCTATAGCCATATTTTTATTAAAATCTTTCCACGGTAATACTTCTTTTCCTTTTTTAATATAGATAGAAAACTTATGAGTTTCTTCTACAATATCACATATTTTATGTCCACCATATACTTCTTGGCCGACAGAATAGTGCATTGCATCGTTTTTATAGTCTTTACCTATACTAATTTTTCTTACCAGTGACATAATATTATTCTTCTACTACTTCAGCGCCGCTTTCTTCAATAGGCTCAAAAGTACCATCTTTAATATTCACTTGTACTTTACCATATGCTTTTTCTAGTTTTACTTGTAATTTATTTAAATCACTTTGTACATCACCAGCCGCATGTAATATTTGGTGTTTTTGGAGTTCTAGATTACCTAATTGTGTAGATGCATTATTTAATTTACCTACTAATTCTTGTAAATCTTTTAATTGTTCTTCGGTTATTTTATTTTCACTCATGGTTTTAAAATTAATTATTATTAAATTATATTGTTTTACTTATATTTTATTATTACTTGTTTTACTGATTTTCTAAAGTTTGTATTCTTTCTCTTAAATTATCGTTATCTGCTTTTAATTCTTTTATAGCACCAACTAATAATGGTACTAACATTGAATGATCTAAGCCTTGGTATTTAGGTGTACCATCTTCTCTAATATCATCTTTTACACCACTTACAGCTTGAGGCACTATGTTTTCAACTTCATGAGCAATAAATCCAATTCTTGACTCATCAGGGTTGCTTATAAAATTAAAAGTTTTAGGCTCTAACTGATTAATTTTTTCTAAGGACTCTGTTAAATTAGTTATATTTTCTTTTAATCTATAATCAGAAGTTGTATTATATGTAGTTCCACTTGTAGTCCATTCTATTCTACCTCTTTCTACGTTTCCATTTCTAAATTCAAATTGTGTTGTTCCAGATCCATCTCTTTGGTTAAGAACAATCATTTCATTTGTATCACTAAAATTACAGACAACTGTTCCAGTTCCACTTGGTGTAAATCCAAAACCATTAAGTGTAGGGCTAACACTATTATTAGCAGCAAATTCACCAATCAAAACATTACCCACAGATGTTATACGCATTCTTTCTGAACCGTTTGTATGCACTTGAAAATCATTCGTTCCATTTCTTAATCGAGTTACAGATGAAGTATTAGCCGACTGCATAGTAACATCACAGTTAGAGTTAGCTGAATTTAATTCTAATACTAATGGCGTTGAAGATGGACCAACAATATCTAATTTAGCAGAAGGCGATGTAGTTCCAATTCCTATGTTATTTGTACCAGGATTTATAAAGAAAGCATGTGAAGAAAGTGCATTATTAAAAATATAAAATTGATTATTTCTTCCTACAAGCTCCCAAACATTAGTTCCTGCTTGATTTTCAAATTGTATAATATTACCATTATCGTTACTTTGTTGTTTAAGATATAAAACTCTTGAATTAGAATTACTAAGGAATCTACCATCGCCGTTTACAGTTAATTTTTGCCCAGGCGAAGTAGTTCCAATTCCTACATTTCCTGCACTTGTAATTGTCATTCTAACATTTTGAAAAGTTGAGAAGTTTAAAGAATCATCAGAGTTTTGATATGCAATTCTACCTTGATTTATTGAACCAGAATCCCCAAAATGAATACCTACATCGCTTGAAGTACCACCACCTAATCCAATATATGAATGACTACTTGATTCAACTACTAAATGATTATTTGCATCATCAGGATAACTACCATCACTTTGTTGCACATGAAGAGTTGTCATTGGTGAAGTCGTTCCTATTCCTACGTTTCCTGAATTGTTAATAACCATTTGAGTATCAAAAGTTCTAGCACCAGATGTTTCATCAGAGTATTGAAAACTAAATCCACCTGCATTAAATAACATTCTACTACCACCATAAGCGCCCCTAACAGTACCATCAGGATTTGTGTTACCCATTAAAAAAGGACCTATGGCACTAGTATTACCTATTCCTACAGAACCAGCTCCACCACCAGCAGTATCTATATACAAACTTGGTTCATTTGAATTTGTTGCTCTTTCTATTGTTAAAGGAGTGGAAGGCGATGAAGTTCCGATTCCTATGTTTCCAGAACCATTTATAACTAATCTATATGCGCTATTTGCAACATCATAAATACCAAATCCATTATTACCTAAACCAGATGAATCTGTTTGTAATACAAAATTTGCTGTTGAGCCACTACCATTATCATTTTGTAATCTAATTGGTGCGTTTGTAGCAGCTGTAGATATATGTAATTTACTTTGAGGATTATTTGTTCCAATTCCTACATTTCCAGCAGAACTTATAAATAAATCAGTTTCAGCATTAGTGTAATTAGTACCAAATCCCAATCTTATATTTGAATTACCAATAACTGCAAATCCAGCCGA